TTTATTTTTTTTCATTATTTTTTCCTCTTTTTACTCATTTTAGCTTCAGATAAAGCAATTGCAATAGCTTGTTTTGGATTTTTCACAATTTTTCCTGATTTTCCACTGTGAAGTTTACCTTTTTTAAACTCTCGCATCACTTTTCCTACTTTTTTCTGTCCTTTACTCATTTTTTTCATCGTCTTGGCCCCATATTTTTAAGTTGCGCCGATAAAATTGTTTTTTCTATCGACGTATCAGCTCTCATTTTAGCTAATTCTTCATTTTGATCTAGTTTTTGTTGATCCGTCATTTGATTCATCATTGCTTTCATCTTATCAATGTTGTTTCTCTCTTGATCTGCTTTTTTCTTACGTTCATTTTCTTGTGCTTGCAGGTCTAATTCTCTTGCTTTTAATTTTGCAATAGGATCATTATCAAATTGAGAAGTAATTTTCTGTTCTTCCTTCATAAATTCTTCCATCATCTCAGCAATCAATACAGCTTTTCTAGATTCTATTTTTTCTGATAACATTCTAGTTTGTGTTTGCATCTGTTGAGCCATTTGTGGGTTTTGTTGCATCATAGCTTGCATCTGTTGTAATTGTTGCATTTCATTTTGAAACTCTATTTCTACTTGTTCTTGTGCCATTAAAGAAATATGTTCAAAACAATTTTTTTCTAATGCTCCCATAACCATGGGTGCATTTCTAGCTAAATTAGTTGCCATAAAACTTAAATGAGCAGTCATGTGTGCTCTGTGATCTTGTCCAGGAAATGCTTGGAATGGTGTCCCAGCAAGAGCATCGATGTGCTCTAATGCTGGGTCCTTTGGTTGTGGGGGTTGTGGACGAATTAATATTTTATCAATATCTTTTACACCTAATGCTTCATACATATTTCGGTATACTTCATATTGATTATGAATAGCAGGGTTCGCTGCCATTAATTGCATTTCTGTTTGCGCAAGGGATATACGCTGAGTTTGAGAGAAAATATTTGGATCTGCAACTGGCAAAATATCTACTCTGTCGTCAAAGTCCGCTTGTTTAATAACACGTTGTCCTCCAACAACATCGTATGGATATTCTTGAGGTAGATAAAGTTTAAACACTCTAGCTAATAATTTAAATTCTTGTTTTAGTGCTGCGTAAATTCTTTTGTGGATAGCAGACATTGTTCTCGATCCTCTTTCCAACAGCGCTACGGTCGTTCCCACTGCCGCTTGTTGATTCCCGTCACCTACTTGCAAGTCCGCTATGGAAGCAAAGCGTTGACCTGCTGTTACAACGACCCCCATTAATTGTAATAAGGTTTGAGAAGGCTCTTTAAATGGAAGCATCATAAATGAATCTTTGATATTTCCACCAGGTGCATCTACATCTCTAAATTCTCCTGGTTGTATTGCTTGAGCATCATCTCGAATTCGTATTCCTCGTTGCTTGAATCCGGCTGGTAAATTAGATAAAGTTCCGGCATCTAATAATTGTCTTAATGCAGCAGTTGCTGTTCTTGATAATCCACCAATCATGTGAATTAAACCAAAACCATAAAAACCTAGTCCTGGTAAAAATTTAAAGTGAACAAAATATTGTATTTTCTTTTTTAATGGGTCTCCAATTTCATAATTTCTTTTAATCGATAAAATTTCTCTAGAATTTTCTTCTACCGTTACAACGTAAGGAAGTTTGATTCCAGTTGGATCCCCTGACTGTAAATCTACATCTTCAAATCCATCTAAATCTAAATTAACATGAAATTCCAAAAGAGTAAAAATATCATCATAATTTGTTTTAGAAATACCTTCTAGCTCTCTTTCTTTTTTTTGAATTTCTGTTTCTTTATCGTCCCCAGGTTGTAATTCAATATCTCTATAAAAACCTGCTACTTGTTGTTTACGTAATTCGTTTTCTGAAATTTTTAAAGTATGTACAATAGCTTCTGCATCATCTAATGAATTTGCAGAATAAGGAACTACTAAATCATCTGCGGGTACAAATTTAGAAACAGCTCTTCCTTCTATCTCATCATAATACACTTTTTTAAAAGAAGAACCAGCTAATGGTAAATGAAATAACATCGTATCAAATTCTGGTTCATACTCTTTCATTTGATCCATGATTTGATAATTCATAAAATCTTTAACACGTTTTGCTTGTTGTTCTTTTTCGGTCGTTGGGTTTCCTAAAATCTGTGTTCGTACTGGGCCATCTGCTGGCAATAATTCTTTGTACGCCAAAGCTTGAAATTGAGTAATCGCTTCTGCTAACACAGGGTGGGTTGCACCTGACGCACCACTAAAGGGTTCGGTTCGTTGTTCGTATTTAAATCCTAGTAAATCTAAACCTTGTTTATAAGCTGTCTCCCAATCTTTTCTTGAATTTTTATAATCTTGATAATTTTGATATAACTCTGATCCTAATCTTCCTAAAATATCTTCTGGAATAAAATCAGCTAAATTAGCATAATGATTTTCGGAACCTTCTACAGAGGCAATAGCTGGGTCAAATTCTAAGTCAACACTTCCATCTTCATTTTCTACAATATCAACAGGAGCTCCTTTTTCTGCGACTTCCTCTTGTTCTTGTAATTGTTCTTCAACAATTGCTTCTTCCGATGGGACAGTAATTGTTTCTTTAACGTTTGGTAGTGCTTTGTCTATATCTGCCATTTATTTTCTCCAATCGTACTGTTTTAACAGTATTATAATTAATATTCAAGCCTTGTGGCTGCGGGCCTGATTTTGGTGGCACCGTAGTAGTTAAACGTTTTTTATTATTCAGGGACATATTCCTCAGATTCTAAACCAGAGGTAGGAACTTTATCTTTTCTAGATTCATATACTTTTTCTCGTTTAGCTTGCAGCTGTTCAAAAAAAGCATCTCTTGCATCTAAAGCTTTTTGTGTGTCTTTATCAATAATAGACTCAATTCCTTTTAATCTATTTCTATGTCTTGTCCCGCTTTTGGCTGCGTACTCTAATAACAAATCTCTATCTTTTTTATTTATAGAACGTAACATATCTATTTCATCTTTAATGGTTGTTCCCAATCCTAAAGTAGGTATGTTTAATAAAATTTCTTTTTTAGAATATCCAGATCCATAATCAAAAATACCCTGTAAAGGACCCAGTATTCCAGTTTCCGCTGCTATAAATTTTGTTAAAGGTGATTTTGCAATTTGTGATGCATACTTGCTTACGTTTTTTATTCCTTTCTTTTTCATTGTCTGTAATCCTTTTAATGCATCATCTGCTAATGCATTTTTACTAACTTTAGGCAATCCTCCTTCTGCTAATTCTACTTGTCGTAATTTTGGATCTTCCATACCAGGCATATCTGGCATCACAGGGATAAAATTTTTATATTGTTCTTCGTCTATCATTTCATCAGTGCCTATTCTCATTTCTTCTGAATAAGATTTTTTATCTTCTGAAATTGTTTTCGTTCTAGGCTTAGTAATATAAGCTATCATTTCGTTGTATTCTTTTCTACTTAACGGCATATTATATTCCTTGTAAATAACTTAAACCACCACTAGCAAAATTGCCTCTTTGTTTTAATTTTCTTTCAATTAAATCTGCTCTTTCTTTAATGATTTCTTTTGCTGTTTTTGGTTGCAACATATCCGCAACATATTCTGCAGCATCATCTTCAAAATAGGATGGTCCGTAAGTAGCATCATTTATTAAAGGACTATCATAACTTCTAAGATTGTCTATTTCTTCTTTTTTGAATTCCCATTCACCTTTTTTATTTTTAACTTGGTTATATTCTAATGTTTTATAATCAAATTTATCTTTTATATCTTTAAATACTTGAACATCTCCTTCTATAGGGTTATCACTTATATGTATAGAATAACTTCCATCTGAATTCTTAACAACTTTTTTTTGTTTAGCCATATCTTCTAAAAAATTTTTTGCTTTTTTAGTATGTGGTAATAAGTTTGAATATATTGATGTATATACTTGTGGACTTCCATCGATGTACTCTCCATCAAAATCTTTACTAAAAATAATATCTAAGTCTTTTGCTTTCTTAGCACCTTTTCTTGCTAATCGAAGTGCACCGGTTCCTAATGCAGCAATCCCTGCTCCTACTCCAGCTGCTCCTTTTAAGAATCCTCTTTTATTTAAATCTACACCTTCATCCATCATTGGATTTATAGACAATGTAGTTTTTTCTTTTGGAAGTTTACTTCCATTTTTAAAACCAATTCTGCCGCCGTCTGCATTTTTCGTTCGAGGAGTTTGTTGTATTTGTTGAATCTGTTCAGGAGTTGCTCCTGTAATAGCACTAATGGTATCTACATCTGCTCCCATTTTAATCATTTGCTTAACTTGTTTTTGTTTTGCAGGATCTAAAGTTCCTTCATTAAAACCAACTCTACCACCTATTGCATAACCATCACCACCATCTCCTGCGCTATCTGCTCCACTGCTTGCATCACTTCCACCAGCTCCATCTGCACCACCAGCTCCTCCGGTATCCCCAGGACTTGTAGCATCTGAAGCACTTGAACTTGAGTCGCTTCCACTATCTCCACCTTCACCTCCCATATCACCTACAGATACTCCTTGATCTGCTACAGATTGAGAGTTAACAGAATCAACTCCATAACCTTGTGTTCTTCCTCCAATTCCTCTTCCTATTCCCATTGCATCCATTGCTCTATCCATAAGACTTAAACCTGTTTTAGTTCTTGAAGCAATATTTGCAACTCCATAAGCTGGATTCACAGCTAAAGAAAACATATCCATTTTAGTAGGTTGAAATGTACTTGGTACTCCCGTTGTAGTAGGAGTAGCTTCCGTATTATCTCCATCACTTTGTTGATAAGCATAATTTGGTTGTGAATATAAAATAGCAGAACTAGATGCACCATATTTTTGTTGTAAGTCATTTAAGTTTTTTAAATAAGCTTGGTATACATCCCCACCACTTTGATAATTAGTTCTGTCTATTCCCATTAAATAATCTAAACCTGTAGATCCACCGTTTGCAAAAGAACGAGAAACAGAAACACTGCCTCCTTTATTTTCTGGATTAACCATAAGATTAAATTTAGTTCCTTCGTCTGTTGTATATTCCGCGCCTAATCCAGGACTAAGATATTTATCTTTATAAACTTCTTCTCCTAAGTCTATTCCATATTTTTTTCCAAGTTCAGATAAATCTACCTTAGCTCTATTTTTTCCAAACTTTAAATCTCCTAACAATTTTAATTTTTTATTTAATGGAATATTAAGATTAATAATTCCATCTAAAATTTCTTGTTTTACTTTTACTCCTTCTTCGGGAGAAGAAGATGAGGTGCTAGCAGATATATTTGTTTTAATATAATCTGTTAATTTAGATCCTTCATTAAAACCAACTCTGCCACCGGTTGCAAATTCTTCTGGGGGCAGTT